GCAGGTGTAACTCAGCGGTAGAGTGATGGATTTCCAATCCATCTGTCGAGGGTTCAAACCCCTTCACCTGCTTTTCCTTATAAGGAGATTTTTATGCAAGACGAGTATTACGATGACGACGAGCACATTGAATACGATGATGAAGAATACGAAGAAACCGAAGGTGAAGAAGAATACGAAGACGAAGAGTATGTTGATGACGAAGAAACCGAAGACTTTGAATATGAAGACGACACCGAATACTCGGAAGACGAAGGGTACGAAGACTCGGAATACTCAGAAGATGAAGAGTACGAAGACTCGGAATATCAAGACGAAGACGAATAAGTAATTTTCTAAAAAGCCGGTTTACCCGGCTTTTTTTATTTATAACCAATTTTTGCTGCATACAGTACATTATGATATCAAACATTCGATACGGATTGTGCTGTATGCATCTTGGTCTTGCCGACAAAGGCTACAAGTTTGAAACAATGACGCGCAAGCGTTATTTGGAACTTGGTGAATCGGCTCACTCGACCATTGTTGATCGCGCTCTCAACAACATCAATGTAACCGAAAAGATTGCATGCGAGTGTATGCAACGCGGCTGGGTGTATCGTGTGAGCAGCGGTTTGATTCCGCTTGTTACGCTACCAGAAGCCAAGTTCGATCTCGACACGATTATTGAAACTTCCAATCATCGTCCCATGTCGTTCGACAAAGCTTGCATGCGAGTTCAACAACTTGTCAAGTGTGGTTTGCGTATCAGCAATCATCCCGACCAATTCAATGTGTTGGCTAGCGAAAACGCTCATGCTGTAGACAAAACAATTCGAGAACTCGATATGGAAGCCCGCGTGATGACTATGTTAGGTGCACACAACAGCTACGAGTCGCCCATGAACATTCACATCAACTGTAGCAAAGGTAATATTCAGGATATTGCCGATCGATTTGCTGCAAATCTCGAACGTTTGAGTCCCGCTGCGCGCAGTCGTCTTGTTGTCGAGAACGAAGACAAAGGAGTTTGGACAGTCGAGAACTTGTATAAATACATATATCTGCGTACGGGTACGCCCATCACGTTTGACTACTTGCATCACAAATGCAATCCTGGAAATCTTCATCTTCAGGAAGCTTTCCAGATGGCTGCTTCCACTTGGAAAGGCTATCGTCCGCTGTTTCACTACAGCGAGACGCTTCCGGGTCAACCCAATCCTCGCAAACATGCCGACTATTCCACCAACGTATTCAATGCGTACGGTGTGGATATTGATGTCGATATGGAATTCAAAATGAAAGATGTAGCCATCGATCGCCACATTAAATTAATGGAGACAATCAATGCCCTTGTATGATTATCATTGCACTTCGTGCAAACACAAATTCGAGCAATTTGAAAAAGTAAAAGATCGCAACAAACCAACAAAAAAAGCTTGCCCCAGTTGCAACAAAAAAAATATTGAATTAAGCATCTGCATGCCTGCTGTTTGCGATCCTGTTAATGTTGGAGTAAAAAAGCACGACAAGGGATGGACCGAAGTACTTTCAAAGTTTAATCGTGCCAATCGCACCAACATACAAAGCAAGTATTCATGAAGTTCAATCATCTTGATGTTTCATCTCGAATGCCAACTGGTTCCGAATCTATAAAATCAAAAGAAACATCTTTTGGAAGATTTTATAGATCGCCAGTTGCTCCTTATTATTGGTATCCGTCAGTCACCACTGTGACTGGTTTTTCAAAAAGTCAATTTTTTGCCGAGTGGAGAAAAAATCCCGAAAACGAAAAGTTGAGCAAGCATGCATCCAATCGCGGAAATGAATTGCATGAAATTATTGAAAATTATTTGAAAAACAAAACCGATTACAAAAAAAATAAAAATTTGTTGTCTGTATATTTGTTTCAGCAGATGCAGGAGGAATTAAACAAGATAAACAACATACATTTACAAGAAACTTCGATGTGGTCTGATACTTTAAGAATGGCTGGTAGAGTTGACTGTATTGCTGAATATAATGATCAACTATCAATCATAGACTTCAAAGGATCCACTAAAGAAAAACGAGAAGAATGGATTACAAATTATTTTGAACAAGCCAGTTGTTACTCGTTGATGTATCAAGAAATGACTGGTACTCCCGTCAATCAAATAATCATATTGATAGCCAGCGAAGATGGTACGGTTCAAACATTCAAAAAGAGTCCAAAAGATTATTTTAAAAGTTTGAACAAAACCATCAAAGATTATTGGAAAGCAAATAATTTTGACGAAATACAAAACAAAATCAAGGAGTAATCATGGGCGCAGCATTTAAATTAGACAAGAAAAATTTCAACAAACAAATAGAAGAATATCGCCAAAAAAATAATTGCAAGTATATTGAAGCCATACTGTGCTTGTGCGAGCTGAATCAAATCGAGCCGGAATCGATTGGAAAGTTGATCAGCAAATCTATAAAAGAAAAAGTAGATTTTGAGGGACAGCAATTAAATTTAAGACCAAAGAAAAACTCTTTGCCACTGTGAGGTGACAATGGACGCTTTCACTGTATACAAAACTTATCTGGGTATAAAATCACACTTTACCAGTGCTTCATACGACTATACAAAATATGGAAATGTTAAAGCCAAACGTTCAACATTTTTAAACCGAAAAGACAAATATTTTTTTGAAAGAATCAGCAAAAAATACCGAGATGACCAGATAGTAAATTTGTTTATTTCGAATTTTTTGATAGATGAAAATGTTTGGATTGGAGATTTTTTGACGACGCGTTTGGAAGAAGTGTACAAAGAATGGTGCAAACGAAACGAAAGTATTGAATATAATTTTGAACAAGATGTAGAAACCATATGTAATCATTTAGAAAACAACAATCAAAAATTTGACGACTTATTTTCCTGCGAAGGAACACATCCAGAAATATTTAAACTTTTGATGCGCAAACAAATCAATCCCGAAACTTACGTAATTTTAGATTTTATTTTACAATTCAATAAACAATTTGACCGTAAACTTTCAGAAGATGCTGCATATAGTAACATGTCACTTAAATTTAAAAAGTACAAGTCCTTTCTAAAAATAGATGATATCAAGAAGTACAGAAAAGTATTGCTAGACAATATAAATCGTTACTCGGTTGCATAAATATTTGTACACAAAACTCACGCACACAAAACTTTACATAAGGAGTAAATTATGAGTTTTCAGAATTTGAAGAAGCAGTCTCAGAGTAATATTGCATCTCTGAGCCGCGAACTGGAAAAGATGAACAAGGGTGGAGAGTCGTTCAAGGACGATCGCTTTTGGAACATCGAACGCGACAAGAGCGGCAACGGTTTTGCCGTGATTCGTTTCCTTCCTGCATGCGAAGGCGAAGAGATTCCGTGGGCACGAGTTTTCTCGCACGGTTTCCGTGGTCCCGGTGGCGACTGGTTCATCGAGAACTGTCCAACCACTCTTGGTCAGAAGTGTCCAGTTTGCGAAGCCAACAGCGTTCTTTGGAACAGCGGCATCGAAAGCGACAAGGAGATTGCTCGTGCACGCAAGCGCAAGCTGCGTTATATCAGCAACATTCTTGTGGTGAGCGATCCGGCTCACAAGGAGAACGAGGGTAAGATTTTCTTGTACAACTACGGCAAGAAGATTTTCGACAAGATCACCGAGTCGATGACGCCTCAATTTGCTGGCGAAGAGCCGATCAATCCGTTTGATTTCTGGAAGGGTCGCAACTTCAAGCTCAAGGTTCGTACGATTGGTGATTTCCCCAACTACGATGCCAGCGAATTCGCATCGCCCAGTGCCTTGTTTGAAGGTGACGATGCCAAGCTCGAGAAGCTTTGGAAGCAGCAATACAAGCTCAACGAGTTTGTTGCTCCTGCCGAGTTCAAGAGCTACGAAGAACTTCAAACCAAGTTCTCGCAGGTAATTGCTGGCAAGCAGAAGCCAGGTATCAACGATTCAAATCCCGCAAGCAAGTTTGCTGCCAAGAAGGAAGCACCCAAGCCTGCCGATAACACCCCGCCATTCGAAGCGGATATCGAAGAGGATGACA